ATTTAAAGTTGTTATGTTTTCTACAATGATAAAATAACTTTCAGTTTTTTCATCAGCACCCATCTCATTGATACCCTCAAACAACTTGTATGTAGAAGCAAATATTTTATAATTTGGAAGTTTTGAACTAAAAAGTTGATTTACATCATAAGATTCTTTTATAGAAGCAATAGTATTATACTTCTCCCTACGTAAAGTAGCGTTATTTAAACGACCTCTTTGCCGTATAACTTCTGATAAGAAAAAATCAGCTTTTTTGTCTGATTTAAATTTCTTACTCATGATTAAACTATATAAAGCCAATTCTTTACCCAACTCTGTATGTTCATTAAATTGTTTTTTAATGATTTTAAGAGCTGGTGACTCTTTCTTTTTGTTCAACACATCTACTGTTACTTGTCTTAATAGGAACTCAAAGAGTAGTCCTGTGTTTCTTAACTTACTATGTTTAAATTTGCTCATATAATATCTTCCAAAGTATTTTGATACAATTATTCATATATAAATATAACGGAATTTAGATTAACCTAAGAATTACTCTTTAATTATGTTTTCTTCACTCAACATAGATTGATTTTTCTTAGGAAATTTATCTTTAAGTTGATCTAAAATTCCCTCTCTAGCAATTACAGTACTAGCTTTTGATGTAGCTAGTGGTGATTTACCTTTAAACTCTCTTTTTCCATAAGATCGGTCAGTATCTTTTAAACTTTCATGACCGTATCTATCTTTCATCGTGTCTCTATCTTTAAAAGCATCTTTTTCACTTCCACCCCAATCACCTGTTCTTGCCATTTCTTCATCATCTTCGTTTGGCTCTACTTTTTGTGTAGCAGGATCTTGCCCCTCTGATTCTATCTGTTCAAACCTATATTTTTGTTTTGAATCTTCAACAATACCATCAAATAACACTTTCTTTTTCTCATCTGAAAAATCGAATATGTTATCGTAAATCCACTCTCGTGAAAATAGTTTTGTTTCCATAGCTTTTTCAGCTAATTCAACTTGTTGATTCATCAATTCAAGTTTTTCTTGCTCATGAATCATAGATGGATTTTGTAATTCTAAACTAAAGTCAATTAAATCGGAATCAGTAAATCCTTGTGAATATAAATGGACAATACCAATTTTAGTTAGTTCACTTACAACAATTTTTTGTAATCTTTCTATTGTTCTAGCAAAACGAACATCCTCAGCAGCCAATGTAGCTTTACCACCACTTAGACCTTCTTCATATCCTAAGAAAGCCTTTGGTATTCTTAAACTAGCCATTAGTTTGTTTCTTAGGTATTCAACATCGTTTATCGCATCGTTATTAGAAAGACCTGGTAAGGTTTCTATTTGAGTTCCGCTATCTCCACCACGAACTGGTAGAAAATAATCTTCCGTTACGGACTCTACATTATATTTTAAATTATAATCACCTGTTTTTTGGTCAATAACAGGAGTTTTCTTCATCTTATTGATGATTTTTTGCATAAACTGTTCGACTTCTCTTGGTGGTATATTTCCAACATCAATCTTGAACACTCTTTTTTCTGGTGCTCTCATAATTCTATGAATTAACATAGCATCTTCCATGAGAGTTAATTGTTTAAATATTTTTCTTCCATTTTCTAGTAATGAACGACCATATGGTAAAAAGTTTGTATCAGATAATACACGGAAGTGAGCTATCTCATAGTTTTCTTTTATTTGTTTGTCCCCATCAGCAATTTCAAATTGAATTAATTGTGGATTTTTAGGATCGTGGTCTTCTAATCGTGTCATATCATATGTAGAAATAGGTTTAACATTTACAACCCCATACTTCTCGACAATATCTAACTGAAGATAAAAATCACCATATTTAGTCATATTACGCATCCAACTCCATAAGTTAAATTCAATATTTATGACATCATAGAAAAGATTATGTAAAATCTTTTGGACTTTATTGTTTTCACTTTTTATTTTTAAAATTTCACCTTCAATATTATCAACAGTACTCTCATCTGAATATATGTCGAGAGCAGAAGCAATAATCGGGTCTTGATCCATCAACTCATAATCTTTAAACAAGTCATGCTTTTGAATCTCATAGGCAGCTCTTCTATTTTGAGCCACAGAATATGGATTTGAATAGGTATTTTGTATCAACCTTTGATACCTATCAATAAAGTTTGATTTTAAATTAGTTTGTGAAAAGTCTAAGTCCTTTACAACCAAACGGTCATCATCAGCTTTTCTGATGATAACGTTAGATTGAAATAATCTACCTAGTCTCGAAAATAAATTGTCTGCCATTTTTTACCCCAATAGCCAAGATAAATCTTCTTCTTCGCCGTTATTAAGTTTCATTTTATATGGATTATCTTTTGGAACATTGTTTGATGTCATCACCGATGAGTTACCATTTAGGTTACCAATTGCACCAACTAACGTACTCTGAAATTCACCTCTTTCTGATTGAATACGAATCGCAGTATCTCTAATCCATAATAAAATAGAATAAGACATAACGAGATCATCGTTATATCCTTCTAATGCTTCAGTTTTACTATTCTTATATATAAATACAAAAAGTTCATCAATTAAACGAGTTGATTTTAATTTAACCATTTTCTCTCGTGTATATTCTTCCATCTTAGCAACAATTAAAGGTTTTGATTTCATAGTTGTTGTAAAACCTGGTATCTTGTTTCTATCTATTTGTCTATATCTGTTTGTATGTTGAATATCTTCATCTACAATAAGATGATTTTTTTCTTGATAAAAAAGATTTTCATATCCCCTATCAATAATTGTTTGTAATGTAGCCCAACCTATGTTATTGTTTTCAACAACAAGTAAAGCATCGTTATATTTTGTAGCTAACTCAATTAAAAAGTTTCCAAACTCGGTTGTTCCTAACTGACCTTTGTATTCTGCTACTTGTTCCATTTCTTCTATATCAAATACTTGAGCAGTGCTGTAATCAGTTCCATCTCCTCGAGCAACATCAGCACTAACCAAGTATTTTTTAGCATAATCTGGATATCCCCATATCCATAAGTTTCTATCAAACCCACTTTTCTCTGTAGGTTCACAACACATATTATCTTTATACCAACCTAAAATAAGAGGATCAACAACAGAACGACCAGAACTTAAAAAATCAGCATCACATTCTTGAGCAGCTTTACTTGGTCCTAAAATCTTATCTTGTTCATCTCTCCAATTTTGATCTCTATCAGGATGGTCTGTCCAATGGAGTTTAATTGTATTAAAATTGTTTATTCCGTCTTTAGCATCCATCCAAGTTTTGTGAAACCAATTACCTACACCATTAGGTGTTGATATACCAATACATCGACCACCAGTGGCTAATGTCTGTTGAGCGGCAGTCCATATTGTATCAATCTTATCGATAAAAGCAGCCTCATCTAATATTAAAAGAGATAGAGCTTCAGAACGACCAGCACTTTCATTAGAAGCAATAGCTTTTATTTGACTTCCGTTTTTAAATATAAGTGAAAGTTTGTTGTTTTCTACAATAGCAGTTTTTAACCAATTAGGTAAACCCTCATACATAATACGAACCTTTGTAACAAGGTTTTTAGCCGTATCCTTAGTTGTAGCAATACACAATACGTTCTTATCAGCATGAAACAACATTAACCAAAGTGAATAAGCTGCTGTTAAGGTAGATATACCTAACTGACGAGATTTTAGTACAACATTATAATCATGAGTTTCAAATTCTTCTAACACATCATACTGATAAGGGTAAAGTTTAAACTTTATCTTACCTCGTTGTGGATGTTGGATTACACAAAACTCATTTATAAAGTATGAAGGACTTTTAGCACACTTTACATAGTTTTGTTTTATCGCTTGTTTTAAGTTACTCATATTTTATTTAAACCTTGTTCGTGGTTTCCAATGGCAGTTGCTACTGTTGTATCAAATGCACCATCCGACTCTTCCATTACAATATTTTCAGCTTCATATTCAGCAAGAACGGTTTCCCATCTTTTAGTTTCTAAATCCTTTACCCAATCTTTCCATTTTCCTTCTTTTTTTAATTTCATTTCAAAATCTATCTGACAATAATAACATTTAGCCATACGGTTAAAAGTCTGTTGGTCGATTGTTTTAAGAATAAGTTTTTCACAATCATCACATTTATCAAACCCTCTAGGTGGAATTTTTGTAATTTGTTGTCTTTTACCATCTACTTTAGTAAATTTTCTACCGGTTGATTCTTCCCAAATCTCACCCTCTTTTCTCATTTGAATAGTTTTTCCTGTATATCCAACACCAGGAGTTCTTTTACCACCAACACCAGCTATTAACTTTTTTACTTTTTCTATATTCTTACCCATAACCTATTCTCCTAAAAAAACATCATTCCTGTTATTTGATTAACTGGAGCAAAAGCACCTGTAAACTTGTAGGTGTTTCCCTTGTACTTAAAAACTATACCTTCGGTTGGAACAATAGCATCAAACCCACCGATAGCATTTAATCTATCGAGTTGTACTTTTAATCTATTTAATTTCTTTATATCACCACCACTTCGTATAGCCTTTATAGCTCCTTGTACTTTCTTTCTCATGTTTTGAACTGATTTTGCTGGATTTACAGCCATCCAACCATCCATATTTTTCAATATAGTGGCACCGACATCAAAAAATAATGTTTCAAATGGTTTCATATTTTCCTTAACCATTTTAGCATGGTCATTCTTATCAGTAGATAATACCCATTCTAAAAATTTAGGATATTCTTTTAATTGTTTTTTCATCTGTGGAATCTTATATGATTTATCAAAGAAAGCCCATCTCTTTGTTAACTTAACTAAAATCTCATTTGTTATCTTTGGATAACCAGTTTGTTTAGCACCATTTAAAATCCACTCTTGCCAATACATCTGATGATACATAGATAATGTATCGTTATCTTTTAAAGCATATTGTGATTGTAGTTTATTTAATCTACCTAAAAATTTACCCTTTAGTTTACCAAAGTCTTGATGTTTAGGTACATCCATAAAATGTGGTTTCTTAATATTATAATGTTTTTGTATGTTTTGATTGACTTGTTTTATCATACCAGCTAATATTCTAGCACTATCCTTTGCTTGTCCAATCACTTTTGCACTATCATCATATTCCATCGTTCCATGAAACATCAATTCTGTTATATCATAGTTGACGACATTCTCACTGGCAGGCCACATCACTTCTAAACTCATCCATTTAGAACCCTCCCCAAATACTTTATTTTGTTGTTTATCACTTAAAGCACCTATTGCTTTTGATAAATCTCTTACTGCATAGACAAAAGCATCTCTAATATCACCTCTTCCTTTAAATTTACTTTCAACATCTTTTATACTTAAAGCAGTTTCACCTTTGTTTTTTATATGTCCTTTATTACGAGCAGAAATTAACTTACCGTCCTTCCAACTAATCATTAGATTTTGTCCGTCTGTTTTTTCCGTAACATTATCTTCACGATTTAACTGACCACCTAGTCCTAATGTAATTATATTCTTTAAATCTTTAAAAGTTAAATCCTTATCATCAAATGGAT